ACAACTTGAAGTCTTTGGGCGCCTGCGTAGCGTGATAATAGGTCTGGGGCTTCTCTGTTGAGCCCATGTACGCTTCCAGGTTTTTCTGCACGCGCTCTTCACGGCGCTGCGCCTTCGATGCTTTCTTAGCTGGGTCTTCTGTCTTTCCGGGGCCTTTTGCCGCCCTCTGGAGGCCTTGCTTCATCCCCTTGAACGCGCCGCCACCAATGGCAAGGTTGACCTCGACCTCTTCTGAATTGGGGCCGTATTCATGTTGCTTCATCCGGCGATCGTAATCCCGATGACGCCTAGCCATGTCAGACAATTTTTCTGGGCTGAGCATGAGATCGTAATGTTGCTCGGGATTGTCTGAAGATAGTTGTGGCCGAACATAGTCATCTGTTGGCAGCCCATACAATCGAGCGATCTCATAAGCGTTTAATCCACCCATCAAGGGCACCGCTTCTTCTGGGGTGATCAAGCCCTCTCGCAACTTAGCTTCGGTCTCCCGCAGGAGTCTGTTAAGTTTTTCGTAGGCCAAAGCATCTTCTATCTCTTGTTGCATCTCCGCCTCGGCCAAAGCGTAGTTGTCTAGCTCAGCCTCTCCGCCCTTGGCCATAGTGACTGCGCCACCAGCGGCGAACATCGGCAAGCCCTGCTTCTTCACGAGCTCGACCATCTCCGGCGTGATGGTGAATCCGAGCTGCTCGTTGTCGCCGATCTTTAGGGGCTCCAGTTTCCCGCCGCCCAGTTTCTTCAGGAGTTTATTCGCGGTGGCCGGCACGATCTGGTCGTAGAACTTCTTCATGCCCTCGCCGCCTACTTTAAGGCCATCGCCCTCAATTACCTGGGCGCCGCCGGTCATGATCTTTTCGGACAACTCGTTACCCACCACCTCTGAAAGTGGCTTGCCTCTCAGTTGCTCATACCTGCGAGTATCAGTATTTATAACAATGCCATTTTTATTGACAGTCAACTCGACTGGCTGCTGACCACCTTTCATTTGCAGGTCAACGAATTGCAGTTGATCTCTTGCGCGACCACGTAGTTCTGATGGCGTGACTTGGATGGCGTCTACCGTTCCTGCAAGATTATATCGTTCAGCAGACTGCTCACCATTGATGAATGCGACCTTCTTGTAGCCGTTATTGACTGCGTCGGTGATCAGGCGCTTCAGAGATAGGTTGACCCAGTCTTCTGTGTTCTGTACGAAGGGGGCGGACGGTAGCGTATCTCTCAGTGGGATCTTTTTTAACTCTCCACCGCCTTGCGAGTCTAACCATTCTTGAGCGCGACCAGCGTCATAGAAATCAAACTGGCGGCCGTCTTTAGAGGTAGCGATGAACTCTGGCCCGTACTTGGTTTGACCCTTGGGCGTGAACCCTTGCTTCTTGCCCTTCTGGCCCCAGTCGGACTGCATCTCTTCGACGAATAGAACCTTGTCGCCATTCGCATCAAGTCGGTCATTAACGCGCATGTGGACCAGCCGATTGACGTCTGCCTGCTTATCAAACGAGTGCGCGCTTGGAACGCGGTAGAGCTCTTCGCCTGGAAGGGTGAGCGCTATCTCTCGATAATTGCTACCGCCGGGTAACTGAAGGTCGCCTTCATAGAACTGAGCCGGACCGTATCTTTGTTGAACAAAATAGAGCCGATCTTGGACTTCTTCCGGCAATTGCTCGAACTTGAGCTCCTTATAAGAGTCGCTTGGGTAGTCATAAACAGAATAACTAGGCACGCCCTCCGGATCTAGCGTCACCGATAGATCGATTCCGGCTTCGTCTTCCAGCAGGCGCTGATAATTCTCAGGGGCAAGAAATTGCTTCTCCCGCACCTGCACTTTATTACGCATCAGGTGGCTTGCAATCTCCTGCTTGGTCACCGGCTGGTCGCCCTTACTTTTCAGGAAGTCTGCGAGGCCCGTCCACTCCAGCTCCGCGGGTTTCACCCCAGGCGCCTTGCTAATCTGGGCCAGGAACTGATTGCCCGTGCCCTTCTCCTGAGCAAGATTGAGCGCTACCTGCTCGGCCTGGGAGTACATGCCCAGCGGGTTGCGTGTGGCCTGCTGGGTCTGGAGCTGCACCGCGCCCGTCGGCGGGGTAGCGAACTCTGCCCGAGCTGCCTGAGCCAGATCCTTGCCGGCCTCCAGGGTCTGCCTGCCAGCCTGCTTAGCCTGCTGACCTGCGAGCTTCAGCCCCTTGCCGGCGGCCATGAGGCCGGTGTCGATTGCCTGGGCTGAGGCGGGGCTGTACGGGGAGACCGGTATCTTCTCAATGATGGGGATCAGCGGGCTCTCTGACATTGCATCGAAGAAGCCTAGCGCTGCGTCTGCGCCCTTACCGGCGTAAGCTTTGCCACCTTCGGTTTCTGGAAAGTCAATAGCCGCTTTAAAGAATTTATCGGCGGGGACGCCCATGACCTGAGCGAACGGCTGCAAGACTCCTGCTACGAGCCCCTGCCCAACGGCCCTACCGCCTTCGCCGATTGCCTGCAATTGTTCTAGCGGGTCAAGGCCTGCGATGGTGGCTTCGCGGCTCTTACGCTCCGACTCTTGAAGCTCATCCTGGAGCCCGTAGACTTCTGTGCCCCTGCCCACCTTTGGGAACCTAGCGGCATCAAGAGCTGACCGCCTCCCTGTCGGTGCCGGCGGAATTTCCCGCGATCTGTTGTATTTGTTGAGCGGGTCTTTATAGCCTTTACCGCCGAACAGCTCCATGGCCAGCCGGATATCATCTTCAGTCATAGCGCGTCCGCCAGAAATTGAATGCGCCCATCATACGGCGTAAGGGTTTGTCCGTCTAGGCTGCCCGCTGTCGACGAAGTCTTCCTCGTCCCAGTCATCTTGGGGCGGCGGGTCGATCTCCAGCCAGCCTGAGTCCCGCAGGAACCGCAGCGCCTGGGTGCAGGCGTCCACGTAATCGTCGTGGGTCGTCTCAGGGAATGAGCAGATCTGGCTTACGAACCCCTCAGCCCAGTCCCGCACGTAGCCCTTGCGCTTGCTGCTCTCCGGTATCCAGACACGGCCGCGGGCGATGATGTTGGCCACGATGTTGAGGCGCTGGACCTTGTCTGCCCGCCCCGGGTTGTACGCCCTGACCGGCAGGTGGGCCCGCTGCAAGTCCTGTATCAGGCTGATGCCTGCGCTCTTATCCTCTACCAGGATCAGGTCCACCCGCTTCTTGCCCTTGCCCTCGCCGAAGACCGTCTCGTACTCCTCAATCACCTTGGGCCGCAGGTCGGGGTATTGAAGGCGGTCCTGCCATGCGTCGATCAGCATCACGCTCATGGGCCCGTCCAGGGGCTTGAAGACCCCCCAGACCGTGCAGGCGGTCGGGTCGTTCATGGTCTTCTCGGTATACGCGCAGTCGTAGCTCTGGACGATGTACTCGAACTTGGGGAACTCCTTACCGTCCGGCCAGAGCTTGAACATGTCGCGCTGCACAATGCCGCCCTCTTCGGGGTCGATGATCTCAGCGTAGATCTCCTGGCGCCCGAGCTTGGTCCCCTCGTACTGGAGGATCTGCTTCTGGAAGCTTGGGGCTAGGTTGTCGATGTTGGCGTAGGTGCTGGCCGTCGTCACGACCACGTCGTCACCGTCCCGGCCCACGAGCTCAATGATCAGGTCTTTAGGCTTGGGAGTCGTGGTGGCCACGATACGGGTCTTCTTGCCCAGGCGGACTCCGAACATGATCTGGTCCCAGGCCTCTTGCAGGTAGTCCCAGGCAGCCAGCTCGTCGAGCCACGCCCCATGGAACTGCGGCCCCCGGAAGCGCTCGGGCTCGGATGCGGGAATACCCTTAATCATCGAGCCGTTGGTTAGCTTCAGCTCATGGAAGGCCCGGTTGTAATCGGCGATCAGTGCGGTAGGAATAACAGACAGAAGACCCGAGTCGCCCTCGAAGCAGGTAGCGCGAACATCAGACGACGTCGGTGCCCCGACAAGCCAGCGGGTACCGGGCTCAGTCCAGGCCCACCAGCCAACCTGCTCGGCTGCCGTTCGTGTCTTACCGGCGCCGCGGCCCGCCAGCATGAGCCAGATCGACCACCAGTCCCCAATAGGGACCACTTGGTGAGCATGAGCCTTTGCCAGCCATTGAGCTCGCCAAGCCCACGCGACTTGCTCCTCCGGCTTGAGAAGGGAGAACTGTGCCTGAACGTCAGGGTCAGCGAGGAGTGCTGCGACCTCATCGGCCATCTATCAGGATCTTGTTTTCATCGAGGCGGTGATCGCCGCACCAGTCATTGACGAACACTACCGGGTAGCCGCCCATGGTGGGCGCATGCCTGCGGCAGCGGCCAAGGTGATAGTCGGGGCTGTACCCATCGGGGGTCATGTGCTTTTTGGGCACAAACCACATGCAGGTCTTGCACTGCATTCCTTCTGAGCGGTGCTTCCAAGGATCTGTCATTTCTGCTCTCCCTCTTCTTTAACGAAGACGCCGTCGACCATGCGGCCCTTGCGGTTCTTGA